CTGTCCGCATGAAATAGCGAAAATAGAACAAAATTCCAACCGGATATGAGAAATTCGTAAAATATATTTCGTTTTGGGTCCCGTATGTAAATAACGAAATCATAATCATGATAAGTTTCTTGGGCTCTATTCGTTTTTTTGATAGAAACAACACGAATTTTACATCTTTCATCAAGAAATGACGTGGAATGGCCATAAACTCTCAATAAAATATCTCGAATACCTATAAGGGTAATAGGACCATCTAAGAATTTCTTAATTTCTTCCGTGCAATCTGTTTTCTTCTCACTTTTCTTGCGGTGAGGAGGAACGACACCAACGAATTCGGATTCAATGTTCACTGATTTTCTGGATAATTTTTTCTTATGTTCTTGCTTTTGATCTAGATATTTTCCCATTTCACTGCCTCACAAACCAAATGCAGGTTCTCTTTAAATCAAGTCTCTGATCAAGATTGTAAAAGCTATTGGGTTCAATGAAATGCTTTTCCTCTTCCCAATTATCGTCGACACAAGCGATATGTATTTCTATTTTATATGGTGTATCGTTAGTGATTATTGTATTAGGGCCGGATAATTCTATGTTGAAATTGAAATCTTGCACGATAACTCTATCTATTCATTATTTCTTTCACAAACTTCAATAATTTATCACTCTTTCCCATTTTGATTATATCAATTGGGCGAATTCCTCCTAATTCAGGATTTTCTGTTATAAACCATAGATAAGTTTTTCCATTATCCCCATCGAAAAATGTATATATAAGCTGGCGTATTTCATGTATCACCATATCTTCTTTTGTATCAGTCATCATGACTTATCCAAATTGAATTTAATTTCAATATCTTGAAGTTTATCTGTCAATTGATCAGCCAAAAAACCTGCCACGGCATTAAAATTTTCCTCTAAATAACTCTTTGTCGCATCATGTATTGATAACCAAATCTCATAGGTTATTTCATCTTTATCAAGATACTCATGTATTACTTTTTTTATGTGATCATGACATTCTGTGAATGCTTTTTCAGCTATTTCTTCTTTATCTTTTTTTATATTTCTTCCATCGGGTAAATCCGGTAAAGCTTGCCAATATTTTACAATACTATATTTAGTACATATCTCTTCCCCGTTTTTATCATCAAACCAATGAGTATTCACTCTTTGGGCTATTTGAATAAAAAACATTTCGACTTTTGGTCTTGGGTCATAAACTGCGACCAAAACATATACATCATTAGGCGGTAATTTATCTTCGACTGATATCCAATTTGACATATAACCTCTCTAGTTAATCTCGAAAAGACAAGCCAGGGGTTGAGATGTGCCCTTTTCGTCCGCCGACTAGGCTTGTAAATGCTAACTTCGTTTATAAATGCATCGTCATATTATCATATGTACAGTAAATTTTCAAGCACTTTTTTAGATTTATATTCCTTGCCCCTTGGTTAAAGTCTTTCTGGCGACCAATCCAACTTTTGTTTCATCCCCTGTGGGTGTAGTCCGGACAACTGTAAATCCTAGTTGATTGTATCGCTTAACCTCGTCCTCTAACTCGGCTTTATTGACGATAAAAAAACTGTATCCATCAAAATAAGTGCAATCATTCATTAGTAAATCCTATTGCTTGGGGAGGGCCTAAATCTATTGTCTTGATACTCTTTTGGATTGTGCATGTATGGGTCGTAAACTGCAACCTCATGACTGGCAATGGCATATCTCAATGCATCTATGGCATGATCATCTTTCTTAAGCGGTTTATCCTCGCCCTTCTCAGCTGCTTTTTTATCCCACACATAACTTTCTATCTCACGTATCAGATTGTGACAGTTATTGCAGATATACAGCATACCACGCTTAATCTCTGATGTGAGCTTGTAGATTCCGTCTTCCACTTCGTTATTAGCATCTATAGTCTGTATACCTTTCTTGCGCAACTCAGTCTTAAAACTAGCTGCACTTGGGTCGATGTAAAGCTGCTTTACATTATAGCCATCTAGGAATTGTTCTACGTCCTCGGCAAGCTCAAAATTAGTCTTTTGCCTCTCTTGCTTATGATGGTCCCAATAATACTCTTTTTCCACCCACATAACCTTGCCAGTCTGTGTGTATTTTCCTGTAGATATGCCAATAATTACACAGCTAAAAGCATTACTTGCGCCGTAATCTATGCCAGCAATCCAATATTCGGCTGCACAAGGAGGACGAGAGACAACATGCAATTGCCGATCAAAAAAATCAAAGATCGCTCCTTCGGCTAAACACCATAGGCCGAGATAGTTGCGCTTGTAAAATACTCCTGTTGAGCTATCTCTAATCCTGTTTTTGTATTGTTGATTGACGTAAGGATTATCCTCGAGCGTGAAATGCAAGCTGTAGTAGTTTTTATCGCCGGCTAAACCCTTGTCTATCCATTGCTTGACGATATGTTTAGGCTGAGCTGGATTCATGGCAGCAAAACCCCTACTGTGCGGGAGGCTTAATCTACTGTCTATCATTTGTATGATTGACTCAGGATAAAGAGTCATCTCATCACAGAGAACAGCTGACATGGTAAGTCCCTGGAAAACTCCTAATGCCCCCTCATCTTTTGCGCCTAATACGGTGATAACTTTATCCCTAAACATGAGCTTTTTGCCTGACCAAGAACAAAATGGTCTAAATACGCTCATTTCCTCACTCTCGAGAATAAATCTCACAATATTGCGATAAGCCGTATCAAAAGTATGACCAACAATATACAGACGACTGTCGGGGCAATTAAAACAATAATGCAGAAAAGCAAAAGTCGTACAAACAGTTTTTCCAGTTCTGACGGAACCATGGGCAAAATTCCACTTTCTTATCGCATGAACGATGTAATCTAGTTGCTTTGGACTAAGCGGGTCTTGCATAATGTAATTAATCGCTGTAATGTACTAAAGAGGCTCGCCCCATGCATGATAATACAAGACCCACTAAAGAGGAACTAATATTAATGCTAGATGAGATGATCAAAAACATTGAGGGGTTACCATTATATGCAATGACATCTCCGATATCTCATTACGATCACTGTGCGCTGTTGATATTGCTATCGGCGCTGTTCAAATCTGATTCGTATTCGGATGATTCTTCGCAGGCTGATGGGCAATCTTGATTCTTATTCTGTAGATAGGTGACTAAATCAACAGTGTCTTTGGCTTTCTTTTCATCTTCGGCATGAATCACCACTGCCTTATCTTCCCACTCGCCTTTATGATGACGTGCAAGAATAAACCGTGCATGATTACCATCTATTCCATTCTTAGTTTTATCTAATGGCATAGCTGCAAGTCTTGCTTCCTGCAATTGTCGAGCGCGATCGGTAAATTTTTTGAAATTAGGGAATTGTTTTTCGAGATTAACGACAGTGGAATTTAGAATTCCTTTTTCTTCCGCGAAGAATTGTTTAACCCAGATATTCTTTCTTGTGATGAAAAACCACTTGATTAATTCTTGTCCAAGTTCAATCGCTTCCTCCTCAGTCCAAGCACTTTCCGGCTTTCCTAACAAACCAAAAACATTCCCCTTATTACATCCATCATAGGGCGCATGACCTTTTGGAGGGCCTTTTACCATCACTGAATCTCGAGTTTAATTCTTACGATTATATCATCAGGTGTGCCATCAAAGTTAATTAATGTTTGATCTATGCAATCAGCTATGATTGGGTCATCTTCTCTCACGATAATTTCGTCATATATCAGGTATTTCGTAGTCAAAGTCTTTTCGTCATCTTTGATTGTAACAGATAGCTCACAAACCATTGTGCACCAGTTTACTTGTACTATGATTATTTTAAATTATGAAGTCAATTATTTTCTCTTGCTGTAAATACACGCATATGCTATATTACATAAGTATAAGCACAAGTTCCTTGGTGACTGGCCCACCAAAGCCAGCAAGTTGAGCTAGCTTGAGTAGAGACAATAACACAAAAAGTATAGAGGCAATATGGAGGAGCAAGATTTTGGCACAGTGGCATATAACGGCAAAGAATTAGTTTTAACGCAAAATCCGTATATATGCGGGACAGATGCATATAGCTGGTATGCATGCCATGCCGTAGACAACGAGGAAGAAGAGTATATAGTGACATGGGATATTACCAATCCAGAATGTGAAGATGAATCAGAGGCATGTGATTGGGAAGTTTATTCAGTGGGGGCATTATGAGCATATTTTTTTGCGAGGGGTGCAATGAATACTATAATTCTGACGAATCAGGTCGTCATGATCACTGCGAATGGGGTGAGATCTGTGATAACTGCGAGGGTCTTAGTCACGAATTATTTTATTTTCAAAGCATGGTTGAGTTAAATAATTTAAGCAAGGAAGGGGCATGAAAATCAAAGTGATATATCAAAGGAATTACGGGGTAGAGATGTTCTACCCCGCGGATGAATGGACATCGAAGTTTTTAACGATATTCCGTTCACCATCAGCGAAGGCAAAATGCATGTCGAGGAGGCAGATTGAGGGATTGAGGGAATTAGGGTTTGAGGTGGAATTTATAGCCGATGCTCTTTAGCTTATATGCTGGCATAAGGTAAGCAGTAGCATGATGAGGATGAGAGCTAAGATAACTTCCACTAATAGGTTGAGTAGTTGCATAGGTGGCAATGATAAAACTCTTTATAGATTTTTATTGGGTACAACTTTATGTGGCAATTTACGCACCTCAATATAAGGTCGGATTCTTTCGATCTCGCTATCATGAATCACCCATGTTTTATTTTTTCTAATACCTTGAATGATTCCTTTTGTAAGATAATAGTATATACGATGAATAGAAACGTCAAGCAATCCCGCAGCTTGTTTGACGCTTCGTTCGCCTTTCTTCGGGTCAAATAGCAGAGACCCGTCGAAAGTGCTAAATAGCCGATTATAACGTTTGACC